TAAGGCAACGGTCTTGAAAACCGTCGACTGTAACAGGTCCATGAGTTCGAATCCCATCGCCTCCGCCATATCTGATACGACAAAGCCCTGATTATTCAGGGCTTTGTCGTTTCTGGGGTTTGGACTTCCAGCGGCTTTTTTCGATGCGTTACAAAACTTTTTGCAACGCGTTACAAAACTTTCCCCTCTCCGGCGTCCTGCCAATAGTTAAAACACTCTTCATGTAACACGGTGCTACGCTGATTCCTTGGCTGCCAAGGAAACCAAAATGCCCAACTCCGACCTGCTCCCTTCCCTGCTATTCAAGATCAACGAAAACCAGCTCGCCCTTGAGGCCGCCATAATGGAACTGTCCAACTGGGTTGAGCAGCGCGGATCGGCCGATGTCGCCGAGAACATCCGCGGCGCACTCTGGACGATCGATAAGAACGAGGAGTTCATCAAGATGACCCTGGCCGTATTGATGACACCTGACTGACAGCTATCGGCCAGAAGCTGCCGCTCAATGGCGCCTATCAAAACTGGGTTGAAAGTTTTTTATAGACGTGCATCCAGTTTGAAGTCTCCTACGTAAATCTGTCACCCCTCATACGAAGGGTCGAATAGTCCAGGAGACGCATCATGCACACGCTCATCAAACGCTTTGCGATTGCCTGCTTTACCCTTCTATGCCTCAACACCGGCCTTAGCTTTGCTGCGGATACCGTGATGGTTGGCGGGGCAGCCATGTATCCAAACAAAACTATCGTAGAGAATGCCGTCAACTCTAAAGACCATACGACGCTTATTGCGGCTGTCAAAGCCGCCGGCCTGGTCGATACGCTCAACAGCAAAGGTCCGTTCACCGTCTTCGCTCCTACCAATGAGGCCTTTGCCAAGTTGCCGGCCGGAACAGTCGACACGCTGGTCAAGCCCGAGCATAAAGCAGATCTGACCAAGATCCTCACCTACCACGTGGTGCCTGGTACTCATACCGCCAAGCAACTGATGGGGGACGCCAAAATGCATGGTGGCAAGGTCATACTGACCACAGCTCAGGGCGAGCCTCTGACTGTCTGGCTTCACGATGGCAAATTGTGGGTGGAGGACGCTAAAGGCGGTAAAGCAGCCATCACCATCGCCGATGTCATGCAGTCCAATGGCGTCATACACGTCGTCGATACAGTTTTGATGCCGAAGTAGGTGATGTGAGCTGGCGGAAAAAAAGAGCGGCTTCGATTTTTGGTGAAGGACACTGGTCTTGCTCAGCTATGCTTCGAAGAGCAGGGCCAGGAGTCTTCGAGGTTGAATTATGAAGACTATTTCGACTGCTGATATCGTCTACAGCACCCAAATACTGTGCATCTTTTGCGTACTTGGTCTGTTGATCATGTGGGGGCTCGAATTTGTTGGAAGGTATGGCCTCTACTCATTTGCAGTCGTAGTCATCTTCACCTCAGTAACTCTGTGGGGGGGGGCACCAAAACGGATAAGAACGCCCCTGAGTTAATGATCCCAGCGACCTCCTCTCGAGCGGCTGCTTTCGGCCAATTGCGGCCCATCAATTAAAGGCGCTTTTGTCCGAAAAGCACCACTCAAAAATATCTGTAGCACGACGCGCAGGCACCGACCTCAAGGACGATGTAACCCTGTCGCATCCCGCCAGTACATGGTTTGTTCGAACTGAAAGCTAACTAGAAAGAAGGCTGAACACGACTGAGATATTGATTGGGCGACTTTTTCCAAATCGTCCATAGCCGACTCTCCCTCTGGTTCGGGCCCTTTAATTCTGATGGTACAACGCACAGCGACAGGAAAGTCGATACCCATTGTATTCTCAGCATAAATCGAGGGGTCACCGAAAGCGTCATCGGTACGTAATTTAAGTCCTGAGCTAAATTCAGCGTATAGCCCATCTTCTGTTACCTCGACTTTTCGAGCACCAGCATTCTCAAGGGCATTGCTCAATGTCAAAATTGTGAGCGTACTATCAGCTTCCAAGCACAGATCAAGACTCATCAATCCTCCCTTTTTCCCGATGAACACTTGCACCAAATTTGAATGCGATTGTCGCGACAGTGTATTTGACTAGCGGTACGAATGTCCGCTTTTGGCCGAAAGCAGCCGCTCATTACAGCTCGTCGCATATCCCTCGCCCGCTTTCCCTGCCTCGATTACTGTATATCCAAACAGCACAAAGCAAGGCACTTCCGTGGATCCCTCCGACATCGAAAACACCGACGACTGGCTCGGATGCCCGACGCCGCTCGAAACCTGCCGGCACCAGCTCGCCCTCTACGAAAATGAGTTCGAGGAGCTGAACCTGCAACTGCGCCAAGCCAGGGAACGAATATTCAAGATGGTCGAGATGCACACCGAGATCAGCAAGGAGTGCGACACTCTTCGATCACAGCTGACCGCAGCCAAGGCTGAAGCTGCCGAGGCTCACCGGCGAGCTAGCGACATCCAGATCAAAAGCAACTGGGAACTGATGGCGAAGGACAAACACATCTCCCATCTGGCTACAGAGGTTAAAACGCTTAAAGGCGAGAATCCCTACGCGCCCTCCTTTCCCCATCAGCGGGACAACTCCTGAATGCAAGCCCCGCCCACCCGCCGAGCCAGAAAAGGTTTTGTGACGAAGTAAGCTCCAGCGGGTCTACGCTGAAAGCTCACGCGAGGAACTGGCAATGTGCGGACGACTCTCTCAGTACAGCGGCATTCACGACTTCGTGGCGGCGCTGAGCATGCCGAACGCCCTGGTCAACTCGACCGGGGAGCAGCCTTTCGACCGGTACAACGCCGCGCCGACTGCCCAACTCGCCCTCTTCCACCAGGAAGGCCAGTTCCTGCACGCCGACATGGTCCGCTGGGGATGGCGCCCGCACTGGGCCAAGGATCGCGCCGCGCCGATCAATGCTCGAGTAGAGAAAGTCGCCCACGGCCCGTTCTTCCGTGCAATCTGGCCCCACCGGGCGATCGTCGCGATCAACAACTGGTTCGAGTGGGTTGATGAAGGCGGGCCGAAGAAGCAGCCCTACCTGATCAGGCACCGAGACCAATCGCCGATCTTGTGTGCTGCTATCGGCCAATATCCGAATGAGGAGCACGACCCCGGCGAACACGATGGCTTTGTTATCATCACCGCCGACAGTGCCGGTGGAATGGTCGACATCCACGACCGGCGGCCGGTGGCATTGTCGCCGGAGTTGGCCCGGGAATGGCTGGGCCCGGCCACACCGAAAGAGCGCGCCGAGCAAATGGTGCTGCACCAGGGCGAACCGACAGAGGTGTTCGAGTGGTACAAGGTTGATCGGGCCGTGGGGAACGTCCGGAATCAAGGCCCCGAACTGATCTGCCCTGTCAGCGAATAATTTCTCGCAAGTATCCCTGGCACGCCTGAAGCGCGATCAATCCCCGGTCGCCGGTGTCGGTGATGGCGATAATTCGTTGAGCATGCGCCGGGTCAAGTCGGGCGCGTACGGCTGCATGATCCACGCCGCCGGCGCTGGTGGTGGCTGGCATACCGCAGCCTTTGGCAGCGTCGGCTGCGTCGAGGAGGACTGACAGCCGCAGATCAGAAGTGGCAAGGCGATCGCGCAGGCGATCTTGGTCACGTTGGGCATCAGTCATTTTCCTGAAGTGGGTTTGCTCACTGGCCGACAGCCTCTGCTCGAGCGCCAGCCGCTTGTCATGCTCAGCCTGCTGGGCCGTGGCGGCCGCCAGGGTCATTTGGTTGAGGGTGTCGGCGTGCAGCCGAGCCTGCTCTGCCAATTGCCGCTCGTAGCGCCAGTCCTGAAACTGCCAGGCACTGGCGGCGCCGATCAGCACCAGCGCTAGCACGCCCACCGCTTTCCACGGAACAATCATCACGGCACATCCTTGAAGAAGACGTGGCCACCCAGCTTGAGGGTCTGCTTCGCCTTCACCGCCCAGGCCGGCGCCTTGATGCTGGTTGCGTAGTAATGCGTGGCGCCGCCGGTTGGATCAGGCACCTTGCCGTCGATCACCTGGTCAGCAGCGATTCGGCATTGCGCCAGCTCGCGGAACGGGATCTGCTTCACGCCGATCAGGAACTGATAGTTCGGGTCGGTCTTGTTCCAGCAGCTGAACTGGTACGGCTTCTGGCACACGCCGGCATAGCCCTCGCCCCACCACGAATTGGGCTTGCCGTCATTCACACGGTTGCGGATCGCCCAGGCCACAGCCACTTGGCCCGCCGTTCCCTCGCCGCGAGCCTCGCCCCACAGCGTACGTGCGAGGATGTCGCGTTCTTTTTCGGTTGCAGTCATCACTTTTCTCCAGACAATAAAAAACCCGCCGGAGCGGGTCGGTTTAAATATTAAATTTACTACTAAGCCGAAGCTCGATATCCAAGAAGAATTTTTTTCCTTAGATATCTAGAAACCGTAATTGATGGCGCCTCCACAAGCTTGTGCATCAACGATGACAAGAGAACAGCTCCCGCAATAGTGACCACCCAAACAACTGGAGCACCAAAAGATTGATACAAAAACAACAACGACAGGTTAAGAACGAGTATGTGGTTCAGGTAAAGACTATAAGAAATCCTCCCAAGGTACCCGCCTAATTTAACAAGCACACTAGAGCTAATAGTCAGCGCAAGACAAACAATCAACGCTGAGCCGATACCTATAGCCAAATCACCAAACGCCCGAAAACCGAGATTCCACGGATTATCAAATGGGTATGCATAGAGCATCAACGCAAAAAACCAAAGAGAGACTCTTGGTAGCGATACAATTTTTAAGAACACGCCGCTTAATGAATCTTGCCGCAACGCTATAAAGGAACCAACAGCGAAGAATGTTGAATAGTGAAGCGTCTGTATCAGATCACCTTGAATGGCAGAGAGCTGTACGTTCCCAAGCATTGCCCAGCCAATCCAGACTGACATCATATAGAACCCGCACACAGCCCAGCCACCGAACCGAGAAACGAGAAGGTAAATCAATGGAAATATGATGGATATGCGCATCTCGTGCACAATAGACCAAATAGGCGGATTTACCTCCGAGGTGTTGAAATGACCGATCATAAAAAAATGAGCAACCAATAACTCTAGACTGAGCTCCGGCTTCGGAATGCCCATCCATCCTTTATTCCAGCCGACAATTCCAGAGACAGCACTGTATACAAAAAACGCCAGCGCAACTGATGCGATATATGGTGGAAATAATCTGACGATTCTAGCGACAAGATACGCATCGTATCGGTTATTCTTTATGCTTTGCCACATTCTAACAAGAGCAAAGCCGCTAAGAACAAAAAACAATATTACGGCTTGGTGACCAGACCATAGTATTTTTAACGGAGACCACTTTAGCCACGACCACAACGGTTCGACATTATATAGCCCAGCTATAGTTGTATGTGCTACAACCACAGCAAGTGCCGCGACCCCACGCAATGCATCAAGCGATTCTTCTCTAGATTTATATTGCGACAACAAAATATAGGCTCCATGTTTTCTATGGAGCTTATATCATTTCTAGAGGCCTAAAGCATCAAGAGGGCTTCACTCGGGATGCGGTAGGCTTCCTGTAATCGTCCCAGTTGGAAGAGAGTCCCACAGGCCTCATAGCCGGTGTCCATGCCGCGCCGATCTGTCCGGCCGTACCTTCGCCCCGGGCCTCGCCCCACAAGGTGCGAGCAAGGATGTCGCGGTCTTTATCGGTTGCAATCATCACTTTTCTCCAGGCAAAAAAATACCCGCTCGGTGGCGGGTTTCGTTGATCGCATCGGATCACATCGTTTCGTTGGCGCTCAGCATTGGCGCGGCCACAATCTCCGGTTCCGGAGGTTCTGCCGGCCACACTGGAGCCTGATACCAGGTTGGCTGAACGGTGACCTTGCCCAACGCGAACTTGTACACCTTCCAAGCCTTCAGAGTAGCGAGCAACGAGGCCTGTTCGGCAATATCCTCATCAGTTGCCTCCCCCGCTTCAATCCCGAAGCCGATCGTGTCGACTCGATCCTGAATGCGGGCAATCTGCGACACAGCCATGCTGTTGCGTGCGGCCAGTTCAGCTTTTGCCAGCGCCAGCGCCTCTGCAGCCAAAACGGCATCCTTCATCGCCCTGGTGACCAATTTGCTCCAATCGATATTCATTTCGTAGCCTCCACGGCGACGGCAGGATCTGCCAATGGCTGGGGCAGGCCCACAACACCGTCAGGAACACTGAGCAGCGGCTCCGGATATGCCTGCTCCGGGCTGAAATTGATCGGCAGCGGCAGGAAAATAGTCAGCGCCAGCTGGCCATCGACGCGATCGACCTGGCCCGCAAACCACTGCGAGCTGATCGCGGCCGCCGGCAAGGTGTCACCGTCGGCCAGCGGCGAGAAATCGAACACCTCACCATTGACCAGCAGGGAATCGCCGCTCCGGATAAGACTCAGGGTGTTGTCACTCCGTATCGGACGCAATTCAATCCTCATCAGAACCACCTCCCAATTGCAAAAATATTGAATGACACGCTGGCTGTAACCGTCGACGCCGAAGGCGAGGCCAGGAACAGGCTAAACGTGTTTCCGTTTGTGGCATCTGCCAGAGGACACCACGCTGCGCGCCCCGCCGCTGACGGATCACGCACCTGAACGAAAAGCAACGGAGCAGCGGAGAATAAAGCAGGCATATTGCCGATGATTGGACCGGCAAACCGGTTCGCTGTAACAGAAGTCCAGCCTGGGGTGAGACTCAACGACTGCACTGTAATCATCAGTCCAGAGGCGAACTTCACCCATGATCCTGCGCTGCTTGATCCAGACTCAAAGATCGCGCCTGTGGGAACACCGCCACTCTGAGAGACTGTGCCTAGAATTGCGGCGATCGCTGCACTGCCCAGCCCAAGCCCAGTGCGAACCTCGGCGGCACTCTTGCCCCCGGTGCCGCCCTGAGCGAGAGACAGAGCTGTAGTCAAACCTGACAGGGATGTGATATCGCTGTTGGCGCCCGACTTGGCCGCGCCTAGGCTTGCGAGCGCTCCCCCTGATGTAGTTGCTCCGGTGCCACCCTTTTCCACCGGCAGAATTTCGTAGTTGCCGGTGCTGCCAAGCGCCTCAAGCTTTGATCCCCACTGACGATTGATGTTGTTGAAGGAGTCGGCCAGAGCCTTGGGATAGCCCTGCACCGGCATGATGGCGTAGGCGACACCGCTGGCTGTTGGCCCCTTGTAAGCCGGAATGATCGAAATCACTGTCGCGCTCGCGACGTTGCCGATCTCATAGCTGGCCCCATCGGGACCGATGAATGCGTCACCGATCCGGGAGTTCGCTGCAAAGTCTGCATTTGTGCCAATGACAGTCGTTGATCCATTGGTGACCGCGACGGTCCCACCTCTGAGCCAGGGCATGGCATTTCCTTAAATTTGGTCAATAAAAAACCCGCACTCGGCGGGCTGATGGTGTGCCGCGGGTTCACAGCGGCCGCATGGGCTTGGCCGCAAATGTGGTCCGCCCGTTCTTGGCCGTTCCGCCCTCCGAGCTCACCACGGCGCCCACGTAACCGTTGAGCGTCGAACGAACGCCCGCATGAAAGCCGCATGGCGTCTGCAGTGTGGTGTTGCCGTTGTAGATTTTTCCGCCGAGTAGCGTGGATGCTAAAAAATAGTCATCGTAAGACCCCGTCCAGGGCATCTGGCATCCGCTCCAATAGATTCCAGAAACCTCGCCGCCGCGATTATCGAGCGACCAACCTTCGTTGATCGGCAGCCCGGTCATCGCCAGAAGGTTGTCCGCACCGACAAAGATTTGTTCGCCCGCAGCGTTGCGCAAGCGCAGGTCGTATTCGTTGGGCGGCGAAGTCGAACGGAACGTTGCGACCAGCCAGCGCCCACTGCAGTCAGCGCTATTGAACGGCGACATCAGATGCAGCCGGAAATAGAAGCCCGTCCAGTTCCCCGGCCCGCCCATCTGAACCAACGAGTGGTACATGCCTTGGTTGTAGGGGTTCAGGAACACATGCGGTGCTTCAGTGGTAGTTATCGGTGATGGATAAGTGATGACTGCTTGCGTGATCGTTACGGGCGCCGTCGCTGGCTTTCCGATCGTATAGGTGCCAGAAGCCGCCACGTTCAGCACTTTGTTCTCGCTATCGACCTGAAAGAAGTTCTGGCCGTTGCGCGACCTGAATCCGTAGTCCATGCCCTCCTCCTATTGATAGGTCAAAATAAAAACGTTGAGCACCAGCCCCTGCCCGCGCCGAACCCTGAGCTGGCCCGGCGACCAGAACACGGCCGGCAGTGCAGCTTCCTCATTGGTTGGATTGGGCAGCGTCACGCATACAAACGACTGAGCAGTGATCTCCGGCATGTTGATGAAGCTGGTGAAGTCACTGGTGATGGGCGGCACCGTAACTTGCCTGGTTACGACTGACCGGACTGTCATCGTTGATGTGTCCAGTGTGACCATTCCAGCGGCGTTCTTCGTCCTTGCGCCGTAGTAATCCATCACGTCATCTTCCCGAGCGCGGCGCGCTCGATGTAGTTCAGGTCGTAGACGTATATGCCGTTGTTGTTCAGCAGGGTGTATCCGCTGTCAGACTGGCCGCGAAGCGTAAACGTCCCGGCAGGAATGTTGATCTCCAACAACGGCAGCCCCTGATTATTCAGCGCCGCAGAGCGCAACGTCATGCCGAGTACCAATTCCTTGATGAAGGCCTGACTGATGATCGCCGTGTTCATGAACACCTGGCCGCCCTGGACAACAAACGGTGCAATCATCTGACCACTGACCTCATCCAGAATCGCGAAACGCTGAGCAAACGCGAGGATCTGCGACTCCTGGGTATCGCCTTCCACGCCGATCGCCAAACCTGCCATCACCGTCCGCCCACCAACAGTGGTAGATGTCTTGATCGTGGTCAGCGCAGACACCTTACCGTTGAGGCCAGAAACAGCCGTACTGGCGATCTCTGCCTTGGCCGTAGCGTCATTGGCTGTTGCCGTGAGTGTCTCGATTTTCTGAGCTGTGGCCTGCTTGTCAGTGGCAACCACTTCCTCGAGGGAGGTCAGGTTGGCGGCGTTCTTGCCTACCGCCGCATTGAGCGTGGTGTAACGAGTAGCCGAGGCCAGCTTCTCCTCTGCAATGACTTTCTCATTCGTCACGATACTTGCCGTGCTCTGGTACGCCTTCAGGGCCTCATTCATTGCCCCCGTGCCGTCGTCCTCCCGCCAGGCCGCTTGCAGCGCCTGCATCGTCGAAGCTTGCGCCGTGACTTTGCCGTCGATGGTATCGATCTGGGCGGTGTGCTTCTGGATCTGCAGCGCCATTGCATTGGAGGTTTCGGCAATCGTGCCCATGTCGTACCAGAACTCGGCATTCGGCGGAGGCGTATCAACGGGAACAGCCTTGATGGCCGAGAACAGGCGACCATCGAGTCGCACCACCTCGCCCTTCCCATTCGGTTTCGCCGGGTCGTAGACCATCGCATCGGTGATTTCGCCGATCAGGTCTTCCAGTTCCTGCTTGGCCTGTTCAAGCCGTTCGTTGACCGAGCCTTCACCGTCGCCGGATATCTTGCCGATCTCTTTGAAAAGCTGCTCTCCCAAGGCTGACTCTTGAATTTTCCCGAGGAAGTACTGCTCGTACTCGGACTGGTCGATGCTCACCTGCCCGTTGACACCATTTACTGCCGGGAACCATGGCCCCACGTTGCCAATGCGATCCACCAGTCGCCCCCAGAAGAACAGACTGGTGCCTGGCACGATGTTCTGCATTTCGTGATTCGATTGCGGATAGGCGAAATCCGCCAACTTCACAGCGGTAGCCAGATCGTTGATATTGTTGTTCCAGATCTCGGTGCGCTGAGTGTCTTCCGCGCCAGGCGGAAACCCCCACTCCAGACCAATGCCGTAAACTTTGCTGATCGTTTTCAAATACGCCAATGCGGGTGGCAATCCTTGCTTACCACTGAGGTTGGTCAGAACCGAGTTGCGCCACTGCGACGAGATGTCGAACGCACTCACCGCGCGCACCCGGGCCACGTAGCCGCCAGCGTAAATGCCGACCACGTCCACGTTGGTCATGCCGGTGCGCTGCACCTTGATCCAGTTGCCGCTGTCCTTGCGCCACTCCACGTCATAACCGACTGCGCCGTCCACGGCGGGCCAACTGATCGTCATGGTGGCCACGGCCAAGCCCTGGACCACCGAAGACGTCGACGCGAGGGACACGCTCGCCGGCGCCGGTACGACGGTGATCGGAATCACACTGATTGGCCGCTCTTCAAGGCGAGCACCGGTGTCGATGTGCGCGAACTTGCTCGGCTCGAACTGCAGCGCGCTGATCTCGAAGTCGCCCTCGGTAGTGCGCTTGGTGCGCAGCACACGGTACAGCGGGATCGCCAAATCATCGGCGTCGAGCGCCCATTGCAATTGCGCAACCGGTGGCTCGCTGTATGCGACAGTCACCGTCACGGCGCGGCCATTGACGCTCTGCACGGTGCGGCCCTCGGCGCGGCCGCCCGGCAGGTTGATGATCAACCGATCACCAGCCTTGGCTTGGGTGTCGCGATCGAGCGTAACGACGCGGCCAGCAGCTGACGAGATCCGCCCGCCAACTTCCCGACCGGCCAGCAACGAGTCAGCAACCGGGATGATGTGACCAGGCAGCGGAATCACGCCCTCCATGCCGGTCTTGAACGACACGGTGCGGTCTTGGTTGTTGCTCAAGATCGCCCACTTGCCGCGACGCTGGGCCTCGGAAGCGCGGGTGCAGCCGATGGCGCTCAGCTCGGTCGGCCGGTCGCCGTAACGGCGTTGCAGATCCAGGTCAGCGAACGGAATGACGTCGGTGTCGTAGTTATTCGCCGGGTTGTCGTAGCTGACCAGCGCCCGGGTGTACCGGGTCTTCGCCGAGGCGCTGCCATAGGAGAATTTGCCGTCGATCACGTTGGCCCGGGTGAAGACGTAATCGAAGTCCTGCGCGCGCGGCATGTCGGCCTGCATCACCAACTGCCCCTGCGCCCAATACGTCATGCCTCGGTAAATGGCCGAGATGTCGCGCAGCAGCGACCAGGCGTCAGCCTTGCCCTGCAGGTTCATATCGCATAGAAAGCGCGGCTCCTGACCGCCAAGCCCGTTCGGCACCAGCTGGTCGCAATATTGGGCAATCCGATACAGCTCCCACTTATCGACCATGAACGGCTTGATGCGCTTGCCCAAGCCGAAGCGGTCTTCAGTGCAGATGCCGTAGGTGATCCACGCAGGGTTATTGGTCCAGGCCGACTTCATTGAACCGTCCCACGTCCCGGTATAGGTGCGCTGGATCGGGTCGTAGTTGCTCGGTACCATCCAGCGGCGGGCCTTGCACTTCACGGTCACCGCTGGGATGTTGGTGAACTGCTCTGCGTCAAATTCGATGTAGAGCAGCGCTGTGTTCGGGTAGCGCAGCTTGGCGTCGATGACTTCGGTATAGCCGGCCACCAGCATGGTGTCGGCGATTTTGTTAGTGTTCTGGTTCGGCGTCAGGCGGCGCACGCGGATCTGCCAGCCAGTGGTGGCGTCCGGTAGATCAATGCGGCGCGATCGCTCGTAGCGCGTGGTGGTCTTGCCGTCGACGGCGTCCATCAGCACCTGCTGATACGCGCCGCCGTCGGTGGCCACGTCGATCGCATATTCGATCCGGTAACCGCCGACATTGCCTTCATCGTCCGACCGTTGCAGCGCAGGCCACGCCAGGCGCATGCGCACCGCCGACAACTGCGTGTTGCTGATCGAGCGAACCCAAGGCGCATCGCTGCGCAGCTCAATGTTCAGCGAGGTCTCGTTCTCCACGGACGGGATGCCCGGGATGAAGGTCTGATCCACTGAACCCGGGCGCCAGTCCCACTTCACGTTCGGGAAGTTGTAGTTGCCGCTGGCGTCGCGGATCGGTGTGTTGTCCAAGTAGATGTCGTAATCGGTCGGGATGCTGTCGAACTCGCCCTCGCCCACGGCTATCAGCAGCTTTGCCAGGTTGGTCGAGCGCAGGCTGTCGCTGGATTCGGTCGGCGACTTGGGCTTGCTGGTGCCGCCTTTCTCGCCGTGAATATCGATGTGTGCTGCTGCGCCCATGCTTTCCTCCAGGCATAAAAAAACCGCCTCACGGGCGGTTGGTGTGCTGCTGTCTTGCTTACACTTTGTCTTCGGCCAGAATCGAGGCCGAGATGATCATCCCACCCCACCGGCGTTCGCCGATGCAGATCGGTACCGGGTTGCCGCTGGCCGTAGTGTTCTTGGCGCTGCCGAAGGCGTAGGACGGTGCGTTTTCGGGGGAGGCGCTCTGCTTCAAACCCTTAGCTTGAGGGCTGAGCATCTGAATGACGCCACCAGCTACCAGTCCAGCGCCCAATTGCACGGCCCAGGGCTGGCCAAAGTACGAGCCGGCAACTACCAGAACCGCACCAATAATTGTTTGAAGAACGCCTGCCCGCTTGCTGCCAGAAATGACCGGGACGATGCGAATCTCTTGGGTTCCACCGAGGCCGAAATCTTTTTCAGCTACGTTTTTCCTATTCCTGAAAATCGCGAAACGCATCCCCTTTCGTTCAAGATCCTTGATCGCCGCCTCAAATCCTTCCAGTGTGCACTTGAGTGCCTTGAAGGCCTCGCCCACGGATCTGCTGCCAAGCTCACGATAGTGAACACGGCCGAACAGCTTGATGAGCGGGCCAGAAAGAAGAATGGTGGTCATGGCTGGGTTATTACTGAGCGTGGCTGCCAAGGCTTTTTCTCCGGACATAAAAAACCGCCCGAAGGCGGCTTCTGTCATTGCATGGTGGGTGATAAGTCCATGCTCATTGCTGAGTCTATGGATATCCTGAATTTCTTGGTGATTCCTGCTTTGATGTTCGCTTCCCTTTCTTTCAGGCCGCTTCCGCAGGATGAAGCAGATAAAATGTGCTCACCTGGAGCAACGCGGAATTTCGCGGTCTCGCCTGAGGCGATTTCTGCTGCCCGGCGACCGTCGATGCTCACCGTCGTATTGCAGCCGCTGCCAACAAAGCCCGTATCCCGGGTGACAATGAGTATCGAATCACCATGCGCCGGGGTTTGAAACGCAAACAATCTTGACGATGGGACCGGGTCGGCTTCACTGGACGGAACTGGCGACGTCGCACACCCCGCCAACAGCGCTACCGCCAGCGCTCCTACGATCAATTTCATGCAGGTCACTCCTTTGGGAAAGGATGCACGATATCACCGGGACAGACGGCAATGAAAAAAACTGGCGCAGGGTTGGATGGTGCAGTCAAACATGACTCAATTATTTTAACTTACGACTCTTTGACTGGATAACCACCTCAACTTACTAGGGATCCAAGCAATAGGCTCTCCGACACCATATCGGCTGTAAAAAACATCAGCTGTGTTTAGTCATTGATTTGTCGCCCCTCCCCAACAAAAGTTGCATCTATTATGTACTGGTACAACTCCTTAGGAATTTCGAGTTGAAACGCTGACTGATAAAGCTTTTTATTATATTGGTAGTTTTCCTGCGCCTTCCCAGCGGTCAAAACTTTAGGACTTTGCCAGTGTTCGGGATTACTATACCCCCGCTTCTCAGCATTTCTTCCAATACTAGCCTTCAGATGTCCAAGTTGCATCGCATCGCCAAAATTTTTAAAATCTGCCTTATGCCCCTGAGAAATAGAATCATCGATTGACTTAAAGTACAGGTCGCGCATTTGCTTCCTTATTACATCTTTTTCCGTCGGATTATTTACACTGGGCTCCGGCGAATCGGCAATAGAAACAGCAATAACCTCAGGCACTATCATCCCGCCATTATAACTTACTCTTAAGCCAAAATCCTTGAACAGACTTTCCGTATCCCTTTTGAGCGCATACAGACCACTACCAGAGTCATTAAAATCCAAAATAACGATGGTGTCGAACAACCTTTGTGGGTCTTTCAGTACCTTACGCTTCAGGTATTCAACAAACTGTGGTTGGGGCGCCACTAGCTTGAAATGAAAGCTTTGGCCTACATCTTTAATTACCTTATCACCCTTATCAAGTTTGCTAGCCGCTGTTAAAACAGAGACCCGATACGGTTCCACACCGCTTACATCGACACTTACAACATTACAATTCAATCTCAGCAGTGCCCATTTTAGGATTTTTGGCGAGGCACCGGGGACTATAAACTTACTAGTTGGGTATTTTACCCTCAGGAGATTTGCCAGCTCGTACGCTTCCCTGAAATAACTAAATGTCGCAATTCTAAATCCCGCCCCTAAAGCTGCCTTTTGCCCTTTATCAAGATCACCATCTTCTAGGTGTATCCACGCAGTTCCAGAATCGAGCTGAACTGGAAACTTCTTAAGTCTAGGGATTAATTTAGCCAAGCGAAACTCTGAGCGCGTCACATTATAAATTATGTATCTCATAGATCACACTCCATGTTAACCCTACCGAGACCGCCAACAAAACCAATCATCACAATTGAAAGCCAAAAGACTTTTCGAATAAAACCACATTGCGCTGCCAAATTATTTACTGCTACTTCTAAGTTCTAGCCAATCACCTTGACATCTCCACTGCTGACTAGCTTAGTCGGTCCTTGTTGAGGTTCAAGGCCAACGTTTCAATTAGATTCAGCTGCGAGCCATTGAATTGTTAGCACAAGGAGCCAGTTACTGCCGACTTCATGGTCATAGCGGTTCCCGACACGAAACTCTATGGGTACGCACACCCATAGCCCTGTCGGATAACATCGCTAATTCGTTTGGCTGTGCCTGAGGACCAGGCGCGTGCGATCGAGCCACGGCCCACCGAAAACAGAAACCTCCGATGGCCTGCCGTACAGGTGGTGCAGCAGAAACGGCCCGGGGCCGAAAGTCCCGGCGTCCTCGCCGGGCAACGCCGGATCGGTGCCGAGAAAGATCCCGGCATGGTTCGGATAAACCGTCCGCCCCACTTCCATCACGATCATGTCGCCGCGCTGTGGCTGGTCTACCCGATAGAACCCGGCGGCCTCGTAGTTTGCCTCGTACAGGCTGGTATTGTTCTTGCTCTCCCACCAGCCGTCGGCGCGCTTGAAGGCTTCGAACTCCAGCCCCCACTCGCGTTTGTACCAGTCTGCGCAGACCTGCCAGCAGTCCCAGGCGCCGTGCACGAATGGCCGCTTGAGCAGCGGCACCTCGCCGGACGGTATGACCGTTCGAAGATCGCCTTCGGGCCAGCTGAGAATGTGCCACGGCATGGCCGTCGCCTCGCACATTGCGAGGTCGCGCGGCGACGGCCTGCTGGTCGCGTCCGGATGTGAATGCACCACGCCGATCACCTCGCCGACGTCCTCGGCCGCCGCGTATTCCTCGGGGTCGATTCGAAACTCCTCGTTCGGCTCGGTAGAGATGTTGCGGCACGGGTAATACTGCTGTTTTCGTCCCACGGCCAGCAGCAGCCCGCAGCACTCTTTCGGGTACTCGGCCGCCGCGTGAGCTTGGATCGCGCTCAAGATATGTTTGCGCATGTCAGCTCCGTGCGATCAGTGAAACGGCGGGGAAGCCACCGAACGGCAGCGGGTTCCCCTCACCGAATCGAGGAATGCAGCCCCTGCCCAGTGTGGCGTCGCACTCGTCCAGCTCGGGGTTATCGGTGACGACGCCATCCTTGGTCACGTACGGGCCGGTGTAGCCGCAGTTCGGCCCACGGTAGCCGCCGGTGAGGCACCAGTGGCAAAGCGTCGTGGCCTGACGCCCAATCGACTCGTTGCCGACGTCGCCCGGGCTGGCGAGCTCCCAACTGACGCTTTCCCCGTCCTCGTTCGTTTTCTGGTCGATGTACCAGACTTCGATCGTCTCTTGGGTTGGGTCTGCCGTTGGATTGCCGGCCGGGAAGTTCGCTGCATCGAGGTAGCTGCCCAGCGTGTGGCGCATCGTCAGCTTGAACTCGAGCAGATCCTCGAACGCCAGACAGAGTGCGGTGATGCGCCCATTGACGTTGCCGACCGAAAGTGTGGGTCGGACGGCAGTGCCGTCACCGTTCGCCTCGATGCCGTCGATCTGCATCGGCCAGGCGCTGTACTCGTTGCCTTGCCAGTAGATCGCCTTCGCCGGCAGCTGGTCCGCGTTGTCGCCGGCAGCGATCAGCTCGGCCGCCGTATGGGGGATCGCGTGCCCGTGGAAGCGCAGTACGTCCGCACCGTAGTCCGTGCCGTCCAGCTCAAAGAGCAGCACTTCGCTGCCAGGCTCAAGCACCTGGATGTCACTGATCAGCGGCATGATTGCCCCTTATGGTTGGAATGCCCGCTCGAAAGTGGCGGTGAGTTTGAAGACCCCGCCGCCCATTGGTGTGGGAGCGGGATTTTTACAGGTGAATAGCCCGAGCTCGCCGAGCGGGGTTGTCCAGAGGAACGCCTTTGCCCCGGCGTGCCGATCGAGGAACGCCATGATCTGCTGCACCTTGGCCTTCTGGCCGACGCAGGTAACCGGGTATGAGTCCTCTTTGTTGTTCGGGCCGTCGCCGACGTTCTGTGCGTAGCCGTTGCCAAACTTCGAGGTGCGCACCCGATAGGTGATATCGGGTGTTTCCCCGCGCTCGGTTGGCCAGGTGAATTTCTCGATGGCCATCAGGCCCTCCCATTTGCACGTCGGAAGCTTGCACCGCCTGGCTGCCAAGAATCGGCCACGACTCTTTCCGCCACGGCTCGCATCTGTGTTTGAAGGTTTTTCGACAGGGCTTGCTGGTCAATCTGCATGCCTTCTGAGCTGCGATCCTCTGTCACCACCGTGACCGGTGCGCTGATGCTGATCGCAGTCCCGGAGCCACCGCCGGCCGCAAGAACACCCAGCTTGCCGCTGGAAGTCCGGGTCAACGGCATGATCGCCTCCGGCCCCGCCTCCCCCATGACCCCTGCCCGGCCGCCGGCCATCCCGAAGGCGGTCGGTGCGCTGACGATGCTGTTGGTGAAGGCGCCGCCGTTTGCGAACATCTGTACGCCCGACGACCAGGCACGACCGAGCGCCTGCGGGAAGTAGTTGCTGGAATAACCAGCCGAGGACGCGCCGAGATTCGAAGACGTTGCACCAGCAGATCCAGCCGCCAGCCCGTTACCGCCGCTTCCGCCAGTGAAGTAACTGGTGGCAGCACCGACAAGGCTGCTCAGCAACGCAGAACTGGCCTGACGGGTCGCGATCCGCGCCATGTCCGCCAGAATGGACTTGGTGAAGTCGGCGAACGATAGCTTCCCGGTCATGGCAAAGTTGACGACCGCATCCTCCATCGAGCTGAAGGCGTTGCCGAACAGGGTTTTCGTCTGGCCGGCAATGTTGCTCGCCGAGTCCAGGTAGTTGGCCCAGGCCGATGTCGCGCCTTTGGTCCAATCACCTTGCGCCTTTTCCACATCCGCGTAGTTCTGCCGGATCTGGTCAGTAGCCGCCTTGTTCGCGTCTGCGAGCGCCTGCGACTTGCGGGAGAACTCTTCCTCCGACATGTTCCGCGATGGATCTGACTTCTGATTCGCGAGTTCCAGCGCTTGTTGTGCGAACCGGTCTTGCTGGCTGTTCAGCTCGTTGTTGAGAGCGTTCTGACGATCGCCCTGGCCGACGCCGAGAACGGCGCGCTGCCCCGCCAATTCCAGTGCCCTCTGTTGCTGGGCCAAGGCTTGGACGTAGGTCGTGATCGACCGCTCTTGTCGAGCAAGGCGACCGGTCTCGTTCGTGGCCAGAACCTCAAGCTGACTGTCCGCCTCTTTCTGCGCCTTGACCATCCCGGCTCGCGCATCGGCGATCTTCTGGTCGAGCTGAATGCTTTGCGCAGCAGAAGTGGTCTTTTTCGCCTTCGCGGCTTCCAGTGCGGCGATCTCCGCCTCGTAGGCCGCAGTCACCTCATCGCGCTCGTTTCCGATCAGCGCTTCGCGTTTCAGGGCGTAGTCGACTTGCGAAACGAGCCCGGCCTTCTGCGCAGCGTCCAGTTCCTTCTGGGCGTTTTTGTACTCTTCGCTGATGGCTGTCAGGTTGTTCTTGGCATTGTTGAAGCTGGTCAAATCGACCTGAGTTCCGGTAGCCTTCGGATCCTTGAATTGGTCGTTGATGTTCGCCAGGTTCTTGTCGATTGCGGCCTGATTCAGGCGAGGGTCGTTGGGCGCGACCTGGCGGATATCTTCGAGCTGTCGCTTGTACTCCTTGATCGCCTCGGTGCGCTTCTGTTCATTCGTCCACGCAGACTTGGTGAGTGCATCGATCTTGCCCATGGCCGTAACAGCTTCGCCCTGGGCTTTTGCCTGTTCCCCTTCCCATTTGGCGATATCGGCTTCCGCAGCCTTCTGGTCCTCAAGCATGTTGAGACGATTCTGGTAGAGATCAATCATCTCCTGCTTGTTCTGGAACAGACCAACATTGCCAGATTGGGCCGATTCCAGATTGCGCCGAGCCTGCTCGATATCGGCGTTGATATCCGGCCGGCCAAGGTTCTTCAAGTTGTCCGCAGCACGCGCAACGGCGTTGTAACCTTTCTCCCAGAAACTCAGATTTTCCAGAATGCGCGGGGTACGCTCGTTGATTGCATCGGCGTACTGCTCTGTCGCCAGTTTCACGGCGCCGGCATGGTCGCCCTGCTTCTCCAGTGCGGCGATCTGCGAGTAAACCGACGCGGTCAGGTAGTGGTACTGCTCATTCAGCGCTGCAGACGCCTTGACCGGATCGTCGGCGAGCTTGGCGAACTCCGCCACTGTCTCGCTTACGGCCTTGCCAGTTGCTTCCTGCATCGAAACAGCGGCTTGAGTGATGCTGGTGAAACTCTCGCCGGCGATCTTGCCATTGTCGGCCAGCAGAGCGAGCACGGCTGCGGCTTGGCCAGTGGTGCCAACGGTTGCGCTGACCTGACGCGCCATGTCGCCCAGCTGCCCGGCGCTCACACCGGCGTAGTTACCGGTCAGGATCAACGCTTTGTTGTAGCTGTCCTGTTCCTCGCTCCCCTTGTAGAAAGCGTACGCCAGACCGCCTACGGCAGCGGTGGCCAGCGCGAGCGGGCCGAGAATGGCGAGCAGTCCAGCCGCCCCCGCGCCTGCACCGGCTCCCAATTGCGCGACCGCGCGTACGCCACTTCCCCAGTCTCCCGAGGACAGCGCATTCCCCAGCTGAACGACGTTTTCCTGTGCACTTTCGAGATTTGCGTCCATCCGGATACCGGGATCACAGAGCCAGAACCTGCGCCGACAGTGAACTTGTCAGTGTTGGTTGTATTGAGACCGGCCAACGCAAATGCATCGGCGGTAACGCCGGACGCCTTTACTGCGCGGTCATTGATCAGCGCCCAGCCAGAGTTGATCAGCAAAACGTCGCCATTTTCGATGCTGTGCCCTACAGAAGCAGCTACCGGCGGCTTCGCATTGGTCAGAGCGGTGAAAGCGACGGCGGATCCCATAACGCTGGCGATCTCCAGCACAGCGCCGTTCGGCAGCGGGAAGCGTGCGGCCATGGTGTGTTTCCTCTTGAATGCCCGCCTGACGGCGGTAGGTTATGCCCCAGCGGGCGGTTGGTCTGCGACACCTGCGTAGGTGAAGCTGGCCGGGACCGTGTAGGTCGCCGACTCTGTGATGGTTGGCCCCTGATCTACCGGCTCAGTGATGAGTCCATCGAACCCGTTGCGGGCCAGTGGCGTGTCCACGCGAAAGAGCCGTGTCAGCTCTTCAACGAGCGTCTCTGCGGTCGCCATGGCCTGGGCAGATGGACAGACGATGCTGATCTGATAGACGCCGGTGTACTCGTAGGCGTCCCCGCCGAGATAACGGCAGGTGGTGCTGGCTGGTAGCTGGAAGGCCCGCAGATAGGTTTCAGATGGACCCGGTGTAAATGGCTGACTCGAGTAGGCCACTCGTATTGGGCGCGCAGCCGACCATGCGGCCAGCTTCGTTTCGATGGCCTGACGGGCGCGTGCGTGACTCATACCTGATTGTTCCTGATGGCCTCCTGCACGATCTGCTGGAAGCGAGCCACGGTTACCCTGACCATGCCGCCGGGGGCCTGGGTCGAATGACCAAACTCCAGCGGAATCGCGTAGGACAAGTTGTTGATGATGTAAGCGATCTGGCCGGCGGTGAAATCACTCATCGCGGCGACCAGGGCGGCTACGGTCTCGGTGCCACTAGGGTCAACCTCGTCGAACGTGACGCTCTCGACCACACCGAGGGAAATGTGCCAGTTCGCACGGAACCGGCCGCCTACGTATCCCTCTGGCGCCTTGATGTCCATGCCGTCGTTGAGCTTGCGACCTTTCTTGAGCCTGCCGCCTTTGGTCAGGTTGGCCGGATCGCTGCGCAGCGAGCTGTTGTGGTCTTCAACGGCCTTGTTGTACTGGGTCGCTACAGCGTTCTGCGCCCAGATCTCCGGGTTACCCACGGGAGACATACGGATCAGGCTGCTGCCGACCTCGATGATGATCTCGCGCACACTGGCGTCGATGGCTTCGCTGGCCTGGGCGGCAAACTCGGCCAGGCTTAGGGCAAAACTCCCGGACTGACCGGCGCCTGCACGGCTCACGATCGCACCTGCAGCTCATACAGGATCGGCGTTCCGGCGGGATTGACCTCTTTCAGCGGCGGGACAATTGACCAGGTACGGCCCTGGGCGACCACCTTGTCGAGCAGGCCCGGCACCCAGGCCAAACCCTGCGCGGCGATCTTCAATTTTTTGTCGCCCTGCTTGATGAGGCTGTTGTTTTGGAATTCTTGGCCGGTGAAGTCGAGCAGGACGCCCTGGGCAGTCTGCTCAATGGTGGCGCCCGGCGCCTCGCCGCCCGTCTCCGGGTCATACTCGCCCGGCTCCGTCTTGCTGATGGTCACCGGCTGGCCGAACTGCGTTATCAACCGCAGAGCGGTAGCAGCCGTGCGGTCGTAGAACGCGCTCATTGTCAGGCCCTCACGGCAAACAGGCCTCGTTTGGCCAGGTAGTCGGCGAACTGGGTTCGGCTTGGGCGATCTGGTGCGGCCGGCAATAGCCTGCCGCTTTTGTTGCTGATCGGGGCGTATTCAACATCAACCGCGCCTTCGACTCGCTCGCGAATTACCGCCCCCTGACGCTGATCGACCGGGTCGATATCGTCGGTGTGGATCTCGGCAGCCAGCGCCATCTGGCCGTACTGGATCCGCGCCGGCAGGTAGTTGTCAGGCTTGATCTCGTAGTCCAGCTCAACGCCTCGGCGCGGCCAGGACAAGGCCTGCTCGCTGTTGGACTTTCGCCCCTTCCACGTCATGCCGTCCATTGCCAGCGCGGCCCGACGCAGTAGCGCTTCCTGTGCTGGCACTTCCGCCGGGATGGTCACACCGAACTTCACGGCGTACATGGCCAGGTCTTCGGCGGATGCGTAGCTCTCGGCGTCAGGCTTGCCGGTACCGTCCTCGATGATGAGAGTCATGAATCAGCTCGCTGTGGTGTTCTGGATCGGGCGCCGCTTTGTCGGCACCCGGGTTATTACGCCTGCTGCAGGTCTGCAACTGCCTTTTCCAAGGACTCTTTCGAGGCGTTGGCCCGGTAGGTCACGCCGGCAACGTCAAGTTTGGCCTTGAGCTCAGCGATATCCTTTACCTCTTTGGTTTCATCCGTATTCAACCTTGCTTGAGCAGCTTGAGCCAAGAGGTCGTCTACCTGTTTCTGTAGGAGGCGCGACTTCTCGACTTCGGAGTCGCGCTCACCGGCCAGAGCCTCACTCTGCAGGCGAATGCCGTTGAGCGCATCGAACAGTCGGATCGGCAGTTCGCCAGCGCCCGGGTGTTCCAATTCAGTCAGGCCTTCGGCGGCATCGATCAGTCGCAGAATACCGTCGCGCTCAGTTCGCAGGCCGTCGTTCTCCTGTTCCAGGCTGGCAATGGTGTCAGCTTCACCCGAATCGACCGCTTGGCTGGTCAAAGGCTTCGTCACCGAGACCTCAACGCCCAGCGCCTCATAAGCGCCGACCACCTTCGGCCAGTCGCCAATCACAACTGCATGGGTTACACCTGCTTCAGGCCGATCGAAGTGCGCTGGATTGCGGTACCGCTTTTCCGGATCGAAGTCCGAGTTCTGAGTAGAGTAAACCAGTTCCATAAGAGTCTCCGTAGCGGCCATTGCTGGCCGCTGTCAGCGCCAGTATCAGCCGCCGGCTGGTGGCGTGGTGGTCAGGGTGATCAGCACGCCAGCTGTCACTTTGTTGCTGTTGGAATGCTTGACCCAGTTCGCAGCCGAACCCACGGCGGCAAGCGTTGGGTTCGCACCACCAGCGGCTTCCTTCCAGCTGTAGCCGAGCACATCGATGTTGACGGTGCCTTCAGCGCGGTAGCCGATGCCCAGGTTCTCTTCGTCATTCACCGCGTACGAACGGAAGCCCGGCGCCTGCGACTCAGTGATCACCACAGCGTTTGGCAGCAGGCCGAAGATCACATCTGCGGGCGCGGTGTCGGTCACCAGCACCGGCTTGCCGAGAGTACCTGGCAGGCCGCCGTAGATGACGACACCCGCCTCTTCGTAGACCTTGTTCGCAATCGCCTCGTCGACAATGTCGAAGTAAGCGCTGGAATGCATGACCCACAGCGCAATGCGGCCGAACTTGTCACCGAACTTGCGCATGCCGCGGGTCAGGGTCTTCTTGCCGTCGGTCTCAATGTTGGCCGAAACCACCATGTCAGCGTTGGAGCTGATGGAGGCGCGCAGCGCAGCAGTGGCGTACTGGATGAAACCTTCCAGAGTGGCGTCGGCAACGTCGGCGCCGATGATCTGGGAGAACTCGTCGACCGGACGACCACGACGCTTGAACGCCTCTTCGGTGGTCTGGTACGGACCGTACTTCCACGGCGCCTTGACACCAACGGCTTCGCCCGCACCGATCTTCTTCGCAGTCACTTTGCCGGTGGAGTTGACGTCGCGATGCTCCAGCGAGCCGCCGATCTTGTAGAAAGAGCGCTTGCGGAAGTCGCCTTCGATCAGCTCGTTGTCGAGCACGATCGCGCCATTGGACGATGCGTTGAACACGTCGAGGTTGTCCTGGACACGCTCCAGGTATGCGGTTTGCGCCTCATCGTTGTAGATGATCAGGTCGCTGTTCACAGTCGTTGCCATGGGTGGATCCCCTTACTTGGGCAATTGCAGGTATGCGGTTTGGCCGTGCTTGCGCTGGTAGTCGCGCTTTTGCTCGGCAGTCATTTCGGAGCGCTTGAATGCAGCCTGGCCGCCACCCCCGCCCGGGGCTTGTGTTCCTGAAGCCCTTGGCCACAGATGAGGTGCGCTTTCGCGCAGAGATTCCGCCCATTCGAGCGGAGTCAGAGGGGTCTTGCCGTCTTTACCGAGGATGACCTGGCCGGATTCATCAACGGCGACCGCTTCGCCCTCTTCGTTCAACGAGAACACGCCTTTGGCGCGCAAGATGATGTCGTCGGTTGCTTCAGGAAGTGCGCCGGCCTTGAGTGCTGCCCCGCGTACCGAGTCGCCCAGGACTTTGCCCTGGAACTTGGCGGCGAATGCTTCGGCCTTCTCGGCGCGCGCTGTGACGGTCTTCAACTGCTTGTCGTAGTCGCCACGCAGGCGCTCGGTGCGGCGGTTGAAGACCTCGTCCACCTTGCCCTCGGTCAGCAGCTTGGTTTCTTCATCTTGGCCGGCCCGGCTGAGCAAGCCTTTGACGGCATCAATGTCGATGCCCTCGAACTGAGTTTCGAACTGGCTGAGCTTGCCGGTGGTTTCCTTCAGCTTGCCCAGCAGTTCGGAGTTTTTGGTTTTCAGACCAGATACGGAGGCCTCAACGGCAGTCGCGATAGCGGCCTTGATTGCCGGGTTGTCTAGGTCGATTTCGTTTTCTTCTGCCATGTTGATGCACCCCTTGGGTATGTGTTGCCCGCTTTGCAGGCATAAAAAAACCCGCCGAAGCGGGTTTGCGTTAAAGACCTATTTCAACTTCAAAGCGCCGTCCCCTATCACGCAGACTGAGGATTGGTCGGGCAACGCAGATTTTTTCGATGATTGGGGTGATAAGCGGCAATTTTTCGCCTTCGAGATCATAAATGTCGGGATTTTCTAACATTATTAATAAAGCAGTGACTAAGCCGTGATCGACAGCTTTTGAGTGAACAATTAAATCGGTGTTCAGCTTGTGAATAGCCATCACCTCATTCAAAACCACTGCCGCATTTTCGCGATTGGTAATAGCGGACTGGAAAATCCTTACCACCTGGTTGATTTCACTTGCTGTCAATTTTTTAAGCATAAAGGCGCGACTCAGACTAAAAGGTCGCCAGCCTATAGTTTTGCACGCTCGAAAGCCAAAGGCTCTAGATTGCGCATCTGCACTAGAGTTAGCGGAGAGAAGTTTCGATCGAGCTGCAGCTCTGCAAAGCGCTCAACGCTCAATCCGCCCTCCCGGAACAGCTTGGCCCGCACCGGCCCGATTGCCACGTCCTGAAACGACGCTGGCTGCTGCTGAAGCCACTGGTAATAGTCGAGGCTCGCACTGACCTGCCCCGCTCCATCTGCGCCCACCGCCGCCCGGGTAGCGCCTTTGGCGAACATCTCACTGAGCTTGGTCAGCAGGACAAACGTAGTTCGGCAATTAGGGTGAAACGGCGGCCTCGGCCCGGAATCGACCGGATACCGTCGCTTATCCATCGACCGACACTGCTGGCTGGTCTTGCTGTCCAGCGTTGCGACCATTTCGACTTCTGACACGATGTCCGTGTTGGCCTTGGCCACCTCCATGCGCGCCTGAGACGACACATGCTGAATCGCAGTGTGCACGACCGTGCTGGCATTGCGGTTGGTGGTTGCGAGAATCCCGTCCTTGTAGCCTGCCGCCCTGGTGCCGCGAACGTTTCGGATGATCTGGAAGTTCGTCTGCCCTTCGAAGAAGCCCTGCCGGATCGTGCCGGTGACGCGCTCCCGTTCAGCACTGGTCCAGCCCTTGATGAACGACTTCAGCAGCTTGCCGCCACCGGTGCCGCGCACACTGAGGGGATTGGTCAGCACCGCGGTGCGGATAGCCGCCGCCGTCGGTGCGACCACATCCAACGAAACACCAACCGGCGCCGACCGGGCCAGGCTCGACGCTTCAAACTCAGCCTCGTAGTTGGCGATGTCGATCAGGTCGAGGTTCAGCTGCGCGCTGTAGCGGTCGAAGATACCCAGCAGCAGACTGTCGACCTCTTTCAGCAGCGCCTCCAGCCGCTTCACGTTGTACTCGGTCAGATCCGACTGGGTGAGCCGGTCGCGGATCGAGCGGTCGATCTCCTTCAGGAAGGGGGCGAACTTGCCGACCTCCCCAGCCTTCAGCTTTTCGAGGAAGACAGCGTGCCGAATAGTGGCGTCAAGGATTGCTTGGTTTGCCGCCATCTACTTTGTCCTCATCGTCCAGGCCCAAGCCGTCGCCCTGCTCTGCCAGCTCGCCATCGATCTGCTGGTCTGTGCGCTCAGGCGCAATCAGGCCGAGTTTGCGAAGGTAGGCCCGAAGATCCGCTTTGGCGAAGCCGCCGTTCTGCCAGAGGCCGACCAATGCGGTGATCATCTGTGGATCAGCCGTCAGCTCCACGAACTCTTGGTTGATCTGATAAGCAACCTTCGCGTCGTCGACGCCCATGTAGGTGCAGCACCACATGATCGCCCGGGTGTAAGCCTCGCTGACGTTGGCCACGCAGCCGGCGAGCACCGACGTCGAGGCTGACTGATCACCACGGGCTTCGGTCGCCGTCTTGGACGAGAGAGACGCCACGACCATCCGTGCGCCGAGTTCGATCATCATCTGGTTCTTGTCGGCCATGGCCTCCTTCACCAGCGTGTTCGGCAGTGGCTGGGCATAGCCGAACTGTCCGCCGGCAGGCAGCATCATCGGTGCACGGGAACCAACGTAGACGCCATTCTTCTCCATCCAGTCGCGCCACTGCTCGTCCAGGCCGGATATCCACGGTTGAGCCTGGCCGCACCAGAAGACGCTGTCCTCGTAGTCGGCGCTGTTCCGGTAATGGCCCAGGTTGATCATGGCGATGTCGTAGAGCGGCGACTCGTCAATGCTCGGATCGTTGTTCTGCGCGCCGACGAAGGTGAAAGGGATCTCCTTCAGGCGGCCGGCGCCGCCGGTAGGCTTGAACTCCTCAACAACAGCCAGCGGCCCGCCGCCTTTCGGCCCGGACCTGCGCCAAACACGGCAGACAAAGCCGTCATCCTCGAGAGCCAGTTCCCGGTACTGCTCGACCACCTTGAAACCGAAACCGTCTTCGATCTCCGGCGACTCGCGCAGCACCACCAAGGTCAGTACGCTGTGACCGTTCACCATGCCCGTGCGCCAGTTGATGATGTCTTCGGCGCAGTACGAGAGGATTACGGAGTGGCCACCGGTGCCAGCGTCCTGGTGATAGTCGACGTACAAACCGTGGCGCCCAGCCTCAAGCACTTTTTCAAGCGTGCCCTGTGAGTGCTGATAGATGCTCACACCAGAGCCGTTGGCATTGTCCTGCAGATACTCCATCTTCTTCGCAACAACCAACGTTGGGTCTTTGTGAAACGCCAAACCGAGCAAGCCATTTCGCGTATGCCCGGTGGCATTCTTGAACACCGCTCGCTCGCGATAGGCCTTGTTGCGATCAACGTTCTCCGGCGATTTATCGTGAGCATTGATGTAAGGCAGTCGGTCGACAACCCGGTGCTGTCCGGCGCAAACGTCGCGAACGGTCGACCAGCGATCCAGCACTTCGATGTAGTCCGCCCGCTTGAAGGAGACGTCGTTGCTCATCGGGCGTATCCCATTTTGATAGCGGTGACCGGTTTGATGATCGGGTACTCGCGGTGGATGAAGTAACCGCCGCCGTCGTTGGCGTGGTCGTTGCCTTGGCTCTTGTCCGGCTCGCCGTTGGGCGCCCAGATCTGCTGTTCGAGGCCGTCGGCGTAGGTCGGGCATGTAAACGGGTTCACCAGGTAACGCCGCTCGCCCTGCGCGTTGCAGAACATGGCGTTCATGGCGTTGATCCGGTCCTTCACCGGTGGGTTGGCCGCCGGCGCAATGACCGTGAAGCCTGCTTGCTTGAGCATGGCGATATCGGTAAGGCTTGCATTGACCGATTTGCGCGAATCACCGGAGGCGTCCGGGTAGATCCGAATCTCGCAGGTCTTCTTGTAATCGTTGCCGGTGTGTTCCCAATACCGTTCCTTGATGCGCCGGATCATGTCCGGCGTGTCATAGCCATCCATCAACTCGTCCACGGCGCGCGGCAGGCCCTGATCACGTTTGACATGGGTGATTGCTGCCATCTTGCCGACGTTGAAGTCCATGCCGATGAACAAGGGCTCGCCGGACTGCACGGTGTCAAAACACTGGTTCAGCTTGCGGTCGTAAGCGTGGTAGATCGACCCGGATGTCAGGTTGACGAACTGGCCATTCAGGTAAGCGCGGATCAGCTGCTCGGGGTACGACTCCATCAGTGATGCGATGTAGTCGTCAGGCAGGTTCAGTTCGTTGTCGAAGGTGCTTGCCTGAATCAGGCCATACATTTCCTTCAGCGCCGGCTTGTCGCGTAGCTGCTTCACGAACTGGAGGAAGACGAACTTGAAGCCTTCCGGCGTCGTGGTCACATCCACGCCGTTCTTCAGCCCAGGGATGTTGTAACGCATCCGGGCAATGATCTTGCGCCAGGCTTGCTGAGCCTTGATCGACGTCAGCACGTCCAGCTCATCCACCAGAGCGTGGCCGATCTTGAAACCGACGATGGTCTGTGGCTTCTCCATCGACCGGCAAATCACAGTGCCGCGATACTGCCGGCCGCTGTAGATGTGAACCTCATGGTTCGCCTGGTTGATTTTGGTCTTCAGCCCCCAGTCGTAGGCCACCTCCTCCATCGTGGGATAGAAGATGTCTCGAATCTGCGGGTAAGTCGGAGCGAAGTAACCAGCGTTGACGCCCGGCCACTCCATGAAATGCTTGCTGAGCGCCGAGCAGCCGACCCAGGTCTTCCCGGAGCCGAATCCAGCAACGAAGGCGCGAAACTTGTGTGGCAACAGGAGGAACTGCGACTGCGGAACGTTAAGGCTCGGCATTCGGCTTCCTCGCGTCCACTACGTCGACCTGAATGCGCGTCGGGATTGCCGGTTCGTCGTCAGGCTCATCCTTCCGATGCCGATTGACGTAGACGTCGCCGACTTCCTTCGCAGCCTGCTCGAGGATCTGCATGGCCAGGCCGATGTTCTTCATCGTCTCGGCCTTCTCCACAAACCGGTTCATCGCACGAAGGCGGAACGCTCGGTTCGCGATCGGGATCTCGGCGGTCTCTTCGCGGAACCGCTGGCGGGTGTCGCTGAACAGGGTTTGCCACTTCACCGCCAGCCCCTTGCTGCATGCCTTGGTCGGGTCGTGGCTTTCTACTTGTTGGCGTGTCAGAACCACACCGAATTCGTTCTTGACGGCCTCGGCCACCTGAGACGGTGTGTCAAAGCACGCCAAAGCCTGAACGATGAAGCTCTTCACCTCATTTTTCAGGGCTGCCATAAATTGTTTATCCGTCTAGGGCCTGTCTAGAATCAGGCCGACTTGAGCAGACAGGTTCCGCAGGCCCTCGAAATGTTCATTTTTCCTACCTCAGCAGGATTGTTTGCAGCGTCCACCAGCTCTTGAACTGCCGGGCTCGCCCCATACCGACGCACTACACCGACGAACTCTTCAACGTCGTGTCCGCGCATCTCAAGCTTGGGTAAGCCGCCTCGGGTGAATGCTGGCTGTCCGTACTTATCGGTCGCCTGGGCGATGTGATAAAGCTCATGCTCAACCAGCGCGCAGAAGTCAGCGTCTGAACACTGGGCGCAGTAGTCGGCAGCCAGGGTGATGATGTAGGACGGCACGTCACCAAACCAATCCATCATCTGCTGTTCCATTCGCGCCTTCTGCCAACCGCCGGCACGGAACGCTACCTGTTCGGCTTGGCCAACTACGGTGCGTCCCTTCTTCGTGAAAGCTGTAGACGCCCACATCACACGAATGTCCGCATCGATCAGATGGGCGTGCTCTTCGTTGTGGATGCTACCGGTGTCGGCGAGAATCTCGGTGCTTATCCACTCCCATACCTCAGGCGCTGGTGTTAGGCAGATGCCTAAGTCGGAACGCTCAGAGAGTTCCAGAATCGAGGCAGGAGGATTTGGCCTATTCATTGGCACTCCTTACCTAGATGCATAGCAGATGCTCTCTGCTATACCTTTAATGGTCAGCTTTTAATGGGCTTGGCGGTGTGATGATGCAGTCCCGCTAGATGATTACTAATCCATAGGAGATTACCTATGAAGACCGTGCTCACTTCGGCGCTGTTAGCGTTGGTAGGTTCTACATCATTTAATGCTGCCGCTTGGGACCCAATTGGTGACATCACTCATCCCGATCGTATCGTTCGCAACGTAGGTCGCGAAGCTGATAATGCAGGACGTGAAATTGACCGCATGCGACTGGAAGCTCAGGCGCAAGCTGCAGCCCCTGCATTGGATCAATGGTTTCGTGAGTCACGAAACAACGCTAGCAATGGTTCAGACCCCATACCTCCTCAAATTCGCCAAAGCCTTCGCGGCTTCTACCCTGACGGTCTCATGGACAATGTTAGGTTTAAAGTTGGAGACCCGGGAGTCCTCAATCTGGCGAACCTCTCTATTCAATACGGTGACGCACAAGCGGTAACGTTGATAAATGTGATCGTATTCAAAAATGCTAATGACGCTTATGGAAATAGCAAGCTTTGGGCCCATGAGCTGAAGCATGTGCAGCAGTTCAATAACTGGGGAGTACGAGATTTCGCAATCCGTTATTTGCGCAGTTGGAACAGCGTCGAGGATGAGGCCTACGCAGCTGGAAACAACTTTGAAGCCTGGCAGAATCAGGTAGCCCAAGGCCCTATTCCCGCCCCTTCTCCACTACCTGCCCCACCACCACCTCCCCCTGCTAGCGTTTGCGCAACCCCGATTGGAGCTTGCGGCATAGGGTTTGGTACTCCTATGGGACTGCAATGTTACTGCCAATCGTATAACGGCCCGGTTTGGGGAGTGACTCGCTAGATAAATGCGAAGCCTTTGCAATAACTGCAATAGCGATATCCAATGTCGCGACACAATTTGCTGATTCGGGAAACGTGTCGCGACTTACTCGGTTTTGCGGGTCGGCAGCTTGAAGTCAGTCACCCGATCCGCGATGTTGCGGATCTTCTCCACGCCCAAGAAACCAACCCAGCCACCGGCAAAGGTGGCCATGCTCTGTGGCAGGCCGAAGAAGTCCAGGCCGCTGATTATGGTCAGTGTGAGGCCGCCGCAGATGGCGCCTTCCACTAGCATCTGGCGACGAGTACCGCCGCCGTAAGTGATCCGCAAGACGGCCATAGCGCAGGACAGCGCAGCCGCATAGAGGATCGGCGAATGCTGGCTCAACCACGCAAGCGCTATCGCCCATGTGTCTGGTTTGTCTGGCATGTTTGGCATCTCGGTTCCTCCCCGTCAGGGAGTTAGGAATAAAAAGCCCGCGCAGTGGCGGGCTGTTGGCTGAGTGCTATCGTCGAGAGAGTTGCTCACAGTGAATACGCAGATCCAGCAAGGCAAGGAATCCTATGAAAGCCAGCGAATTGATCACGGCACTCAACGAATCTATAAAAAAACATGGAGATCATATTGTTTGTACATGGTCACCTTTTGAACCAAGCGACGTGCGACCAATTTCTTTCCTGCACCGTATGCATGCAAGGGGAGAAGATGTTTCGGTCATTGATTGTCATCGCAATTGGCCTAGCAAAACGGGCGAGCCGTCAGGCGACCTCCGAGACAACAACCGCTGACCAAGAACGGCTCAGAAACATCGTTGACTTGAGCCCGCCTCGACGAAACGCAGAGGCGGTGTAAATAGGTGCGCTCGTCTTTCCGAGCTGTCTGCCAAAGGCCTTCTCAACGTCAACGCCCCATATGCATCGATCTCGCTGATCCAGTCTCGCGCCACCCCGAAAGCAAGTTTGAGGTCAGGGTGCGCGGGCTGCCGGTGTTGATTCCGTACGTCGCACTATCCGGCTATCGACGTCCAGGCCTTCCCGAAGGCTGTCCTGGCTACAGGTGAAACTCGGTACATCTGGGAAAGCATCCACTCAGGTAGCGGCTTTCCTCGGAGGTACAAAAAAGCCCGGCGCATATGTCCGTGCTTTTTCTGGTGCTTCCAGGCGCATTCAGCAGCTTGCGGCAGGCTTAAGCCATTCTTCTTCGCCAGCAGTTACTTCTTCGGCGCCGATAGAGGCCATCACGAAGTGGTTGCTGGATGCGCGCAGATTGGAGGCCAAGCTTTCATCAGCGGACTGGCTGCCCGTTCGCCACATAGCAAGGGTCAGTTTCAGGCGCTGCATGGCGACACCCTGCGGCTCGATGAGAGCGGTCAGATAGTACGCGGTGCGGTAGGCGATTGGCTCGGCGAATGCCGACATGGAGAAACAGGACGGGCAGGCGGCGAGCGCCAAACCCAAGTAAGCGGACATTCACTTCATCATTCAGCATTCCTTCGTTAGTTTTTGAGAAATCACAGACGCAAAAAACCCCGCTCGAAAGCAGGGTTAGTGGAGCAAGTTGCCGCAGGCAAAATACTCAATATGGCGAAATGATGCCCTCAGCCGTGCGGGAAGTCAAGCATCACATTCCTGTGATAATGACCTCGATCCTAAAAGGCGGCTTGCAGCTCGAAGCGTCTACTACAAAAGTATCTTTCGTGAACGATTTGATCGGAAGAGGGGCGCGGCCTACGAACTGAAAACTTGTCACCTCATTGGGAAAAGAAATGGGATAACTAAAGCTGAACTCTTTCCCATCTTGAATCGTTACGAACCAGAACCGTTGGACGATTACCCCATTGGTATATTTTTTATAGTTCGCTTCTTTAATTTCGGCGCTCAAAGCGGGTATTGAACTCGTCTCTGCGAGAGAAACCTTGACCGCACCAACCTCGAACTGCTTGAGTCGCTTAACGAAATCGCCAAAAAACTCGCCTCCTTTCCCTCGGTTTAAATACATCACCACTGCTGTCACTGCGATGGACGCAGGCCAGACCATGACTTCCGTCATCTTTGCCGAGAACTCTAAAAGATCCACTAAGCCGCTTCCTTCATTTGATAAATGACAGCCGCCACTGGGCTGAGCGCCATCCTATCAAGTTCCTCACAACACTCGAATGCGCGAGCAATGAAAGGCTCCCAATCGCGTGTCCAGGCACATGACTCCAGCCGGCAACCCATCTCGGCCCAGAGCCACGCCCGGAACTTCTCCGCGTTGGCCAGCGGGTCTTCGTTGGCCGACTGGCCGCCCTGGTGCATGTAACGGTACCGAGCAAGAACGCCCTTCACCACATACTCGAGCTTCTCGCGCTTGGCCGCCGTCATTCGTGGCGACCTGCTCTGCACCAGGCTGAACACCACCTCTTCCGCTGCCTCGCGGATGTCGTCGCTCTGCTCGGCCGCGTACATGAAGTCACCGAACACGCGGATCTGCGGGTGCAGGCGCTCGATCGCTGATTGGATGTGCCCAGCCAGTGCGCCGTGCACAGCATGGTTTGCGGTTGGCCCGCGCTCCGTGTTCTGCACCACCACGCCGAGCTGGACGACGTCGGAGGTCTGGCCGGGGGCCGGGTTGTATTTGCAGTCATGCCAAGCCTGGCGCGCTGAGTTGATTTTCATGCTGCCTGCCCCTTTTTCAGTTCTCGGGTCTTGGCCCGGTATTCGGCCTTGATGGTTTTGATTTCTTCGACGGTGTACTTGCGGGGCTCATGAGGCCCTTCCAGCCAAGCCACGGTTTCGGCGCCGATGCGCAGCACCAACCGGATGCGGTACTCAACCGCGTTGCCGGACAGGTTGCGGTTGCACTTCACGCACTGGCGATGAATGTTCAGTGGCTCGAAACGCAGCTCCGGACAGGCGCCGACGGATCGGTAATGCCCAGCATCCCAGCGGCTGCCCGTCATCAGGTCGTTGTCGTTCGGCATCGAGTCGCAGCTGATGCACGGCAGGTGCGCGTCACGCAGGCGGACGAACTCGTTGACCGCCGCCTGGGCTTCGCGAAGGTGATCCGCCCTGCTCTTCAGCTTCTCCTTGCGCACCTGGATATCTCGGCGGTCGCGCTGGGCGATGGCCTTGCGGGCTTTGTCCTGATTCTTCGGCGCGTCGATCAATGCGCATGCAGGACTACAAACCGCCTGCCCCATCCGCGATGGGACGAATGAGGCCCTGCAAGTAGCGACTCGGCATTTCTTCGGTTTTGGCTGCTTCCGTTCAATCGTCATGCAGCCTCCTGGCTCAACAGATCATCGAAGTACACGCCCTGCTGAGCGAAGCGCGCCACAATGCGATCGGTGTAGGCGATGCCCTGGGCGCGGCTGAAGAGGCTGGTCACCGGGAAACCGTCCGGGCCGAACAGATGGCAGCCGCCCATCATGGCCAGCTTCGTCTCGTACGGGAGGTGACGCATCACCCGGTACCACTCAGCCTGAAACCCGGCATCCTCGTTCAGCAGGATCTGCACACCGACGTGCAGCTTGCAGTACCGGCGCGCGTCCGCCTCGTCGCCGATCTGGGTCATCTCTGCGATGCGCTTGTACATCGCGAACCACAGCCGGTTCTGGTCGAGCGTGCGGTCCTTACCCGGGCGCAGCGACACCACGACGAACTTCTTGTCGCGGTACATGGCACTGATAGCGGTGATAGCCTCGGAAAGCTTGGCCTGACAGTTCACGGAGATTTTGTCAGCCATGGGCGGCCACCTTGTTGGGTAATCCGTCGATCAACTCACTGAGCTGCTGCGTCAGTCGTTCGTTCTCTGCCAACAGCTCCAGCGCCACCTCTTCCACAGTCTTTTCGCCGAGGAAGTCCTGAAGAGCCTCAGTGTTACGTTTCCAATTCGCGCAATCAGCGCGGTATGACGCGGCCTCAGCCCAGAGCAATTTCTGGAGTTTTTGTTTATCGATGTTCATTGAGCAGCGCTCCCTGCTTTCAATTGTTCGGCCTGCCGAATCAGCAGCGCCCGGCGATCGGCCTGCTCGTTGGCTGCCAAAATTCGCAGTTCTGTTTTTTCCTCGTCCGAGGCCTTGCGCATGGCCAGCATCGAGTCCTTCACCGCGGCGAGCTTCTCGCGCAGTTTTGGGGAAGGCCGCGCGACCTCACCGGTGAGCAGCGCAACCACGGCCCGACCGTCTTCAGTAACCGGCGCGACACTCAAGTCGGCCAGGTACTGCTGAGCGCGTTCCTGTGGGATGCGCTGCATCTGCACGGCCTTGGTGATCGCCTGTGTACGTCGGTTAGCATCGAAGCCGACAGAGACATGCCAGTTCACCTCTTTGCTGTCCTCCCGAGCCTGGCCGACCAGTCGCTCATACGCGCTGATGAACGCCATTCGCGCACCGACCTTGTCGCCAGCATCGAGTACAGGTTTTGCAGCAGCCAGCGCGAGCTGGATTTCGTCGGTCAGCACCACGGTTTCGAATTCATCGTTGGTGGTCATGGCGATCGCCCATGCTTCGTCCCTGCCCGGACGGCCGTCAGCGGCCTGCACTCGCTGGAGAATGTCAGCCATCGCCAGCTTGCCTTTCACCTCGAAGCGGCAGGCCTTCAGCGCGGCTTTTACGGCGGGCACCGAGTAGGCGCAGAGGTCTTCGGCCATCATCGCCGCGGTGCCTGGGTTCATTTCCTGACCCATGGCCTCGGCGGTGGCGCAGATCGCTGCAGCTAGCCCGGCAACCTGTTGGTCATTCATTTCAAAGGTATTCATTGCGCTCCCCTGCTTGGCGCTTGGCCAAGACCATTTGCGCGGCCTGCTCGGCGGCGGAGACGTTCGCTTCGGTCCGTTCCATCTGGCGAGCGGTTGTCCCATTGATGCGCTGACCAGTCACCCACTGGGTGTGGTAGCTCTCGGCGTTGGCCAGCAGTTCGTTGAGGCTGTGGCACTTGCGCAGGACGCCGGCGTCGCTGGTCTTCAGGTAGTGAGCGGCGACGTGGTGGGCGACATCGGCGCCGAGCCGGTCGACCAGTTGGCCGAGCTGACCGCCAACCTTGGCGTTCCACACCGGCCAAGCACCGTGGTAGCGCTTGCGGTAGGCCATGGCGTAGTTCGCCCAGACTTTGAAGGTTTTGCAGGACTGGTCTTTTGGGCCCGGCATGTCAGCGGGAATCTCAACCCGTGGCGTATCGGTGCGATCAACCACCAGCACCAAGTTGCGGGACTGAGCCGGCACAACCTCGGCGGAAGCCGGGGGTGCAATTGGTTCAATGACCGGTTCATTGACTGGTTCAGAAGAGTGACTGGTTCTGGGTGCAGCTCCTGCACTACCCCCTAGTGCAGGAGATTCACTAGGGGGTGAACCTGCTGCACCACCCTGGTGAATCTGCTGCACTACCCCTGGTGCAAGAGGTGCACCACCATCAAGGGTCAGGAAGTAAACGTTCGACGAGTTGCCCTTCGGCCCACCCTTCCTAATTTCCTTGCGCAGTAGCCCTGACTCACACAGCGCGGTGATGTGGTTCATAACGGAACGCTTGCTGATCTCGCACTGATCGGCGATGTGTTGATAGGACGGCCAGCACTCCCCCATATCGCTGGCATTGTCTGCGAGTTTGATGAGTACCAGCTTGCGCAGGGGATTGCCGACGCGAAGTTTCATTGCGGCAACCATCAGGCCCATGCTCATGCCGCACCACGCAGTGCTTTGTCGTGAGTGAACAAGCCGTCCCAGTTTTTCTTCATAGGCAGTGCGCCGGCCAGGTACAGGTCATACAGGCGCACGGCACCCTTCTTGAGTAGGACTGGCGTGAAGGAAACGAACGGCTCTTTGCCGTGGGGAGAGACTTCGTGCTGATGCTCGGTCATGTACTTGTCGCGTGCGTATGACGCCACACGGAAGCGCAGGCCGGATTTGCTCTCGTTGTAGAGCCAGTTGCGGCCCTCAAGGAATTTGCCTACCTGCATGACGTTGACCCCATTGAGGCCCTTGCAGAATTGGGTGTGGGTCATCCCTTCCTTGAAGAGGTTCTCCATGGAGTGGATCTTCGAGGCTTGGGCTTCGACTTGGGCGGTGAGCAACAAGCGGGCCTTTTCAGACTCCATGGCAATCTGAAGGATTTGAATGGTGGAGAGCTCAGGCACTTCCAGCGCATTGATCTTGGCGACCACGTTGCGGCGGACCGCTTTTGACTCTCGCATGGAGACCAGCAGGCACTGATCCTTGGTGAGCATCAGGCCGTCTGATGCCGGGCCGCGCTGATTCCTTACTACGAAAGTTTCGTAGTATTCGCCGTCCAGCTCATCGCGGCACCGCGCGGTGAAATCATTGCGACGAACTTCGCTTTCGCCAAATTCCTTGCGCGCTGCGTTGACCAGGTCGAGCAAGTCGAAGCTGCTCATTTTTTCACGCGACACGTTTTCAGCGTTGCCAAATTGTGTCGCGACACTGTTGGGGGTATTGCTTGAGATGGGTTGGCTATGCATAATCGGCCTCATCAAGTGTTAATGAATTAGCCGGGGCGCAATCCCGGCTTTTTTGTGCCCGGGATTCAGGCAAGCTTCAAATTCGGTTTGTGTTTAGCAAGCAGGGTCTCGGCTTTACGTCCCAACTCCCCCGCCCGGGCCTCGACCTGACGGCATTGCTCGGCGAACGCCGGAAGATGCGGCAGGTCCTCTTCGCACATCACCTGGTCGTCAAATACTTCGCTGCCGGTATCGATCACGTCGCCCAGTGCGCGGATCAGCGCACCAAAGCTTTTATTGGCGCATTGGTCGCTCTGCATCTGGCGTGCGCCGGTCAAACCGTGGCGGCCAGCCAACTCATTGATGCAGTTGTCGCGAAACTCAGGCTCCAGTGCATTCACCCAGGCCTCTTCCAGCCAAGACGGCATTTCCTGATCGCCCGAGAGCCAGCGCTGCACGCGCTTCAGCCATCGGCCGGTCGCTTTCACGAATTCACCCACGTCGTTAAGGCGCGCCAACTCATTGAAGTCAGGAACCTTCGATTCCTTGATCCTCTCCGCTGGAACTCGCAGATAGATCTCCCGGGCCAGCGATTGCGCGAAATCGTCCTGGCTCAAACTGGTTCGGGCGATCTGGTTTGCTGCGTGTGCTACCAGCACTTGGTCACGGGTTTGGGCGCTATGTCTTGGACTGGACGTTTCCATGGGAACTGCTCTCTTCTAATCTGGCTTCAACGGATTGGCGTGCGGGGGTGTCAGGCGGCGGTTCTCTGAACCGGCAACTGGCACGGAAAAGGACGAACCTCCTCCGCTGTCAACTTCCCGTCCTCGTGTTCGATGACCAAGATTTCCCTGGCCGCCTTCAAGGCTTTGGAGATGGCTGGTGCGCTAACGCCAAGGCCCTTGGCGACAGCGGACTGACCAATTCGCTCGACCAGTTCTGGCAGTGGCGTCTTTTTCATGTCGTTGCCTCAGCAAACTTTGTCAGACCAGATATTAACCGCCGGTTAGTTTTCTAGCAACACCGGCGGTTGCCGCAATAAAATTAACCAACGGTTAAATTTCACGGATGAGCAAAAAGAAAGAGCTATCCCCGGAACTGAAAGCTGAGTGCGACGCCGCCAAGGCGCTTTTCGTATCGAAAAAGAACGCCCTCGGATTGACCCAGGCAAGTCTGGCTGCGGAGGCTGATATCTCGGCCGCTGCGGTAGCGATGTACCTGAACGGTACGAATCCTCTGAACGCCAAGTTTGCGGCGGTTCTATCGCGCTTACTTGGCGTTCCAGTCGAGCGCTTCAGTAAGCGACTTGCGCGCGAGATCAGCGGGCTGACAAGTGTCGCCGAAGCGCCATCAAGCTCGGCGCTCTCAGCCGCTGAGATGGTTCGTCAGATGCTAGATAAGCAGGGTAAAGGACTTACAGACACTGCCAGACAAAGATTGATGGCGGCAGCTGAGGCAGATGATGCTGGTGGCGCCATCGAGATTGACTACTACAGGCCAGGCGTTGTGGGTGACGAAGTGTGGATCGCACACTACGACATTCGCGCTGCGATGGGTGGCGGCCAGATCCCGCACGACTATCCAGAGATGCTGCAGGATGTCCGAGTAAGCCCCCAGCATCTTCGCGAGATGGGTGTCGAGTTCAGAGAGCATTTTCATCTGAAAATGGTGACCGGTTGGGGTCAGTCAATGGCGCCGACGATAAAGCATCGCGACCCGCTGCTGGTCGACATCAGTATCCGAGAATTCGTAGGGGATGGGATCTACATGTTTTCTTGGGAAGGCCATCTTTACATCAAGCGGCTTCAGTGGATTGGAGACGATCAGATCAAGATGATTTCCGACAATGATCGTCACCAGCCGCAAACGATCAGGGCAAGCGACACCTACATTCAAGCTCGAGTTTTGCTCGTTTGGAACGCTCATCTGCTTTGACGAGGATTGGAACTCAGTCATGAGCTCCGCAACGCTGTGCAAAATATGGCTTTTTAATGGCAATCGGCACAAACCGATTTGTAGAGATCAACGTCATCTCGCCTTGCGGGAATATACCCGAGAAGATATATTGTACGAGCTAATAGTCGGCGATGACGCCACCGATGATCTCGAAAGGATCCTCGAAATAGATCCGCCGGCGGCCTATCGCTTGAGCGTATTTCTGCAAGAGCTGGAGTGCGATCAGGACTTGCTGGAGAAGCTTTCTTGGGACAAGTACGGCGGAAAGCCGCACCTGCCTGAGCAGGGAGCAACATTCAGCGTTTCAAAGGTCTATTCCCTTTACAGAACGGGAAAGAATATTTGGAGGCTGAGGGATTTCGAACTGTCCAAGGAGGGGTTTGAGTATCGAATTATCTACGCCTACATCCCTTCAAAGGACCTTTATTTCGTATTAGCTGTCGTTGAGAGAGCATTTAACTATGATCCGAACCACCCTGTCACACAGCGCGTCCTTGATGCCTATAAGCAGCTTGAGGCAGAGGGCTGGTGAAGAAACATTGGGTACGGCCAGTGTTGGTGTTGTGCTGAAATTCGAAGCATCCGTGCTTCCAGCGCCACTAGCCCAAAAAAACACTGCATTTTCGCGTCTCATGGCACGCCTTGAAGAAAGCGCGGAACACAAAGAGGGCATCGTTGATGCTCGCACGTGGCTGGCTGACGATTTTCTGGTTGACGAAGGCAAAACGGTCAGAACACTGCGCTTGAAAAAAGGCTTGAATCAGACGCAGCTCGCCGAACTACTGGGTACAACTCAGGCTCAGGTTGCTCGAATAGAAAAAGGAAATGTTGATCTACAGCGATCGACGTGCAAGAGGCTTCGTGAGGTTCTCGGCGTCTCAGCGGATGAGCTTGACGAGATGCTTGATCGGCAAGAAAAAATTTACCAAGCGAAGGCTAAAAAATGAACCGGTTTGCCTACTCTATTTTCTGCGATGACATTCGGTATGAGGTTAATAACAAAAGCTCGTACATTGGGATCATGGGCAACCTCATGTACATTCCAACTTTCCCCGCTGTACTGTCCAAACTGTGTGTCTCGGTAACTGCAAATACAACGCACGACCATCCGTTCGAGTCTCTCCAGTTCAAAGGCACCATCGGTGAAACCGTCCTATTTGACGTTTCCTTAGAGAAGGAACAGTTGGAGCAAATGCACGAGCAGGCTGCGAATCAAATCGATGATGCCAAAGGGCTTTCCGCGCAAGCTATGTTCGTGCTTTCGCCGTTGCATATCCAAGAGCCAGGCAAAATCAAAATTTCCGTGATCGCTGACGGGGTAGATCTGGAGTGCAATGGAATGCAGATATCGCCAGCTCCAGAGGGCATGCAAATTATTTAATTTGCTAGTAGGCACGCTAAAGAAGAAGCCCGCCCACAAGCGGGCTTTTTTGCACCTGTCAAAAAGGAGCTGCCTGCTCCATCGCCACTTCAAACAGATCTTCCACCTCACCTACTCGCTCTTCCTCGCCTTGAGGATCCCACCTGAGCGTTACCGACTCGTCGTCATTGAATGTCATGTCTATGCATTCCGTCTCCGAAAGCAGTCCCATCACCTCCTCCCACTCCCTGCCGCCATCCGTGTCCAAGCGATGGATCGTCACCCATCGCTGAATCTGCGCGACCGGGTGATTGATCATCGACGACACCCTGAGCGATAGCCGCTCCAGGCCTGACATAGCAACTCTCTCAGGTTGATTTTGTTTTTTCGCCATCGCCATCTACTTCGCTCCTGATAGCTGTACATCCATACAGTAAAGCCAAAGAATAACCAAATCTTTCGGAAATTAAATTAACCGCCGGTATTGACCGCAAAGAAACCGGCGGTTAATTTACACCCATCGCAGCGACACGCAGCCACTGCGAAGGGCCTCAAGAGACCCGCCGCTCTTTAAAAGTCAGGAATCTTCGCGGATCGATCCCCGGAAACGGGCATAGCGCGAAACACAAACTTCGATCCCCATGCAGGCTCTGGAACCTGCCGGACTCCCCATATGGGAGGACGCCAAACCATGCAAGCCAGCCGGCGAAGAACACCGAACACGAAATGTGTGACGCCGGCCAGGTGGGGAAACCGCGGCGCTGCGCGTGTGATGGAAAACAGATTTCACTGGCTGGTCTTGGCGACAGGGCCAGACGGGAAATCAACGGGAGCGAGACAATGAACGAAGCCCAGGCAAAACAGATTAACGATATCGTCCAGGAGATTGCAGCAGACGACAGCATCAGCTTCGATGCTGCCTTCAAAATCGCGGTCGGAGTGCTCAGGCTGCATGCCATTGAAAGCGTGCCGAAAGGAGAGTTCGCAGCTGGAGGGCAAGCCTCACGCCAAGGGTAGAAAAGCCATCCACGTCTGAGATTCTGACACGAAGATAGATGGACCGGCTGGAGGAGAAAGCGGCGTTGCGATTGCTCTGACCCTATCTCGAATGTCGCTTATACCGAAGCTACTTGATCCGAAATAGGTGCCAATAGGAAGTTTTCTTACGCTTCCGTCCTCGTAGACAACCGTCCGTTTCAATCCGAGTAGCTCCATCCTCTCATGAAGTTCTTTGTATTCGTCGCCTTCTGCTCTGAAGAGCTCAACCCTAACCATGTATTCCGCCATAACAACATCCCTTGTTTCGACTGTGGAAGTTGAAGCATATGGGTTTCACTCGACTGTGGAAAGCGAGGAAACAGGGAGCCTGCCCCTGTAAAAACAGGTGTCAGCACACCCTGTCGTTAACTGCCCGATCCTCTCTATGAGAGCGCATCGGGGTGTGATCTGAGGCTAAGACTCGGGCGGCGGAAGTGCCAACAGGTAGTCTTCAGGGCTGCCCCATCCGCTCAATTCCGGTTGAGCCCCGGACAGATCACACCCCGATGCGGCACCATTTATCTAAGCCTGAGCAGGGCTACCGATAATGATGTTCTTGCTTCCGCATTTGCACACGGGAACTCGAGCCTCGGATCGCCCTCGATAATACTCATAATCGCTTGCTGGAACTGTATCGAAGCCCTGCCAGTGCTCTTCTGTTCTGCCAAAGTCATCCGAGCTGCTGACTTGCACACCTTCGTGACCACAATCCCTGCATGTCGCTTTACGACTGCTATCTGACCAACTCATGTTGACCTCCTTTTCTTGTAGAGCCTTCTGAAATTTAGCAGGCCTTTCCCGTTTTGCTCTCACAACACAAGTACGAATGCACTCCCCTCCGCGCCCAACGGCAACCAGCGGAGCGGATGAGTGCATCCGAGTTTTGTTGGATCAACACCCGTCACTCTGGAGGCGACCATGAACGCAGCAATGAAACTCTGTCAGGCCATGTACGACGCGCAGTTGCCTCCGGCGGTGAGCGAGTCGGAAGAACAGCTGGAATGGCTGGAAAGCGCCGCTGAACAGCTGGTGTGCGGCTCGGACGTGGAATGGAAGCGCCGGTTTGGCCTGGTGCAGAAGGTGACCTCGGCGCAGTACGCCGAACATCTTCAGCAGCATCTGACCCAGCGACAGATCGACGGACTTGATGATCGCGACTCGTTCGCCAACCTGGTGTTGGCGGTGGTCGTAGGCAGCCAGGCCGAGGCGCTTACCCACGCCAAGCACCTGCTGGGCAGCAACAGTCCGGTCACACAGCTTGAGGCGATCGCCGCCGACTTCCTCCGTCCGCACGCTGCCAACGCGGTGGCTGCCGAACACGAAGCGGCAGAAGACGACGTGGATGGCGACTTGTGAGCCCTCACATCCTGATCGATCAAGCCCTTGATGGTGTGTCGGCGCCCGCCGGCGAAGAAGACGTCAGCCTGCTGGTGCAGGCGCTGATCACCCGCCTCTTCACCGACGGCGCAATCACCATCGACGAGTTCAACCACTACTGCAAACGCCTGCGTGACACCTGTCAGCGGCGCAAGGAGGACGCATGAGTACGGCACCGGTTAAATCGCTGATCGACGAGCAGCTCGAGGACATCGAGCACAAGATCGCCCTGCTCGGTTTCGGCCTTCCCTTTAACGAGGTGATCGGCCGCAAGCGCGAGGATCTGGTCGCCAATCTCCCGCAGCGCCTGGCGCCTTCCATGAAGGGCAAGCGAATTGCGGTGAGAGTTCGGCCGTGACCGGTCGCCAATGGGCGCGCCGCCTGATTATCTGGCGCGGCGCGTTCTTTTCCCTCGGCATTTTCACCTTTCTGATGCTGCTCAGCGCCCTCGCCGATCGCATCACTCAATAAAACAAGCATTCAATCGCTGCGCTGGGCGCGGCAAGGATTTCCCGTGAGCGCAGTAATGAAGCAGGAAGATCAGTTGCCTGCGATGTCGGAAGAGGCACTTGTTGAAGTGCTGAGCAGCAGCCTCTACCCAGGCGCAGAAAAGAATTCGGTGGTGATGGTATTGGCGTACTGCCGGGCCGCGCATTTGGACCCAATGCTGAAGCCTGTGCACATCGTGCCGATCTGGAACACCAAAGCGAGAAAGATGCAGGACACAGTGATGCCGGGCATCGGCCTTTACCGCATCCAGGCTGCGCGCACGGGGCAGTACGCAGGAATAAGCGACCCCGAATATGGGCCGCCGATTACAGCCAAGCTGGGCGGCGTAGAGGTCACCTATCCCGAGTGGTGCCGGGTGACCGTCAAACGGCAGATGTCGAACGGCCTTGTCGCCGAGTTCACCGCTAACGAACGCTGGCTGGAGAACTACGCCACGGCCAGCAAGGACACCGTCGCCCCGAACTCGATGTGGAAGCGTCGCGCCTTCGCACAGCTCGCCAAGTGCGCCGAGGCCCAGGCGCTGCGCAAGGCCTTCCCCGAGGTCGGATCGGCGCCGACGGCGGACGAGATGGAAGGCAAGACATTCGACGAAGCTCCTCGCGATGTAACTCCGCAGCCGTCGGCAGCCAAAGAATCTGCGCTAAACCCTGATTACCCGGACGAAAAGTTCGAGTCAATGCTCCCCACATGGCAAGGCGGCATCGATCAAGGGAAGACCAATCCCGAAACACTCATCGCGTTTCTTCAGTCTCGCTACACGCTGAGCGAATCGCAGATCGATCGCATCAAACGAATGGAACCAATCGACGGAGACGCAGCATGAAAATTCACAACGTAGCTCAAGGCTCCGCCGAGTGGCACGCACTGCGCGCCAAGCACTTCACCGCGTCCGAAGCACCTGCCATGAAGGGCGCTTCGAAGTACCAGACCCGCACCGACTTGCTGACGCAGAAGAAGACCGGCATTAGTGCCGACGTCACTCCCGCGCAGCAATACATCTTCGACAAAGGTCACGCCACCGAAGCTATGGCCCGCCCTCTGGTGGAAGCGATGATCGGCGAGGAGCTGTATCCAGTCGTGGGCACCGACGGCAATCTGCTCGCCTCCATGGACGGCGCGACGATGTTGGGCGAGACGCTTTTCGAGCACAAGCTTTGGAACGAATCGTTGGTCTCCCAGGTGAAAGCCGGCGAACTGGATCCGCACTACTACTGGCAGCTTGAGCAGCAACTGCTGGTGAGCGGCGCCGAGCGCGTGATTTTCGTTTGCTCCGACGGCACCGCCGAAAACTTCGTGCACATGGAATACCGGCCTGTCGCCGGCCGCGCCGCGCAGTTGATCGAAGGTTGGAAGCAATTCGAGGCCGACCTGG